TCCCCGCGCCGGCGGCCGGTAAACAGGAGCAGTTTCTGCGCGGCGACGGCACATGGGCGGTTCCGCCGAATACAGGCTATACCCATCCGGACAGTGGAGTGGCGGCAGGGACCTACAAAAGCGTTACCGTCAACGTACAGGGACATGTGACGGCCGGTACGAATCCATCCACTTTGGCAGGGTTTGGTATTACAGATGCGGCGGCAAAGAATCACAATCATGACAGCAGCTATTTGAAAAAAGGCGCTGTCAGCTGGAATGATCTGAAGGGGGTGTAGCAGTTGTATGGCAAAGAGAGTTATGGCCGTCAGAGGTATCAGATAGCCTCGCCGGATGTACCGGCAAAGCCGGAGAACTATTTTGTGGACCTTGCCGGATACGCCCCACCCTTTTTGGCGGAGGTCTTGGAGCTTGCTGAAATCTATCGGACCGAAGGGCCGGAAATCGGTTTGTTGCAGCATGAACTGAGGGACTTGCTGGATCAGTGTTTTATCGAGACAGCGACCTGGGGCCTGTTAAGGTGGGAGAAAATGTTGGGAGTGGCCACCAATATGTCTTTGACATATGAGCAGCGCCGGGAGATTCTGATGGCAAAACTGCGTGGGCATGGGACGACGACAAAACGGATGATAGAAGAGACCGCGGCAACATTTAGCGGAGGTGAAGTGAACGTGATCGAGGACAACCCCAACCACCTATTTGTAATTCAGTTTATCGGTATCAAAGGGATTCCCCGCAATATGCAGGCGTTTATCAACATGCTGGAAGATATCAAACCGGCGCATCTGGCCTATCGGTTTGAATACCGATACACAATCTGGGAGGAATTGAAACCATACACATGGAAGCAGTTGGGGGCAATGATCTGGGACGAAGTAAGAACACTTAAGGAGGTATAATATGCAGTTAACACCAAATTACAATTTAAAAAAGCCGGAAGGCACCGATCCCGTTGATATTCAGGATTTTAACGATAACGCAGATATTCTGGATGCGGAACTGAACAAGAAAGCCGACTCCGCCGGCGGGGACATTTCCAATATGACAATCAAAGCGCTGGAGGAACCTACCGGCACGCAATTCCCCGTACCGGAGGCAGGAGAAACCTCGAAATCATTTTTGGGGAAAATTAGAAAATTTATGAATGATTTTAAAAGCTGGAATACCGGCGTATGCATGATCGGACAGATCGTGAATAACTGCGTGACGAACAATGATAAACTGCCGTTATCGGCGGCGCAGGGGAAGGTGTTGATGGATCTTTATAGTGTGCTCAATACCAATTTAACGACAAAAGTATTAAATTGTGAAATAATCACAAATGATAATTTTGAGGTTCTTTATATATGTGCTTCCAGATCTGGAAACATAGTGCAATTAAGTGGTAGCATTATACCTAAAAACACAGCGTCTGCATGGACTAGGATAATATCTGGTACACCAATTCCGACTAATTCAGGTAGTAATATTTTTCTTACAGCGTCAGAAGCTGGGAAAGGTTATGATGCTGCTGTAAAATTATATGTATCTATTGATACTGGTGACATATATGCAAGAAGTGGTAAAACGGATGTAACTGTCGATTTTTCATGGACGTATATCGTAATATGATCACATAGCCGTAAATACTGCGGATTTAGCAATGGCTTTCGATCCATTATATACAACGAATACATACCCTTCGACCCATTTTTCCAATTTAATTTGTGTTGCCCCTATTCCAGTAGTAATTAAATCCGAGTCTTTCATGACTCTATACCAATACTGCCAGTCACCCGCCGAATAGCTTCTTATCCATATATCTGGTGGTGCAGCATAAGTACTCCGGCGGAATACTTGCAATCCCCACTTGTTGCCTACGTCGGCAGGATACCAGTCTACAGTGGCCTCACCTGCTTGATAATTTGATGGTTTGTGAAGCAACGAAGCCATAATAGCATTAGTGGATGATCTGTAGCGTCCAAAGGCAATATTGAGATCGAAACCATTTGGCATTTTTTCATACGCTAAATCACTATCTAAATTAATAAAATTGGTATTGCGCACACCAGTATAAAAATTCAGACAAAACTCATTTTTTCACATGTTTATTGCTGTGTTCAATACCAAGATTGACTTAAAGATACCATCAGAGACGCTTTCCTATACCAACCTATCGGCTACTAATGCAGTAAAGGCCTGGTTTGCATCGGCGTCAATGCCAAACGGTGTATGCCTGAGATTAATCAATCATAGTACAGGCATTATATTGGCAATAGCTTATAAGGTTTCTGATTACTATGGGGCCATTGTCTATTTTGGATATGGCATTGATGGTATACAGTTAATCAGACACATAAATGGAGCATGGTCATAGGTAATTGGTTAGATGGACAATAAATCAAATGCAGCCATTACGAACATATATAACCGTAAGAGTAACTGTAGCTGTAAGAGCTGCGCTGTAATGATTATAGGTTACTGTCTGAATATTTGTACCATTAATCCAGCGAAGGGAATGGATAAAAGAACGATCTCCACCAGAAATTATCGCCCAGGTTGGGGTATATCCACCAATGGCCTCAGCGGTCCAATTTATGGGATATGGATTGTCGTCAATATTACTGTGGGGTTTTACTGTGATTTGTAGGGCATACACTCTTTTCATCATGATCCCATTTAAAGCACTTTTATCAGCCTTATTGGTATAACGCCCGGAAGGCACAAAAACGGGCTTGCATAACAATTCTATCGAATTGGCGCTGTGCTCAACAATGGTTTTGAGACACGAAAAATAAGCCTCCCTTCTAGCAGGCTTCAAAAATTCTAGTCTTGTGTCAGGCCTTATCCAGCTGCATACATATCGTATTCATATTTCATTTTTGCGTTTCCATTCTTGGCGTAAATCCTGGTTGTCTCCACACTGGCATGTCCCATCAAATCGCATAAAGTTGGAAGTGGCATGCCCTTATTCAATGCCCGAGTAGCAAATGTATGGCGGAGAAGGTGCGGAAAAACCCGTTTACCGATCCCTGCCGTTCTTGCAATTCTCTTTATAATGTTCTCCAAGGCATTCTTCTTCAGTCCCTGATGTGGGGCGCGACTAGATAGAATCACTGCACCGTCCCTGCGATCCCCCAGGTATTGCTCAAGATATTCCAGCACGCGTTCAGAAAAGAATACAATCCTCTCCTTCTGTCCCTTCCCCAACACTTTTACGCAACCCGCGGTAAGATCAATATCTTCCACTTTCATGCCCACAACTTCTGATACACGGCAACCGGTAGCCAAAAACAATTCCAGCACCGTATTATCGCGGATATTGGCTCCGCAGGCAATTCTCATTTTCTCCATTTCTCTGGGTGTCAATGCTTCTCTGATCTCCGCCACATATTTGATCGGATCCACAGTGGCCATGGGATTCTTTTGTATGTAACCCCGTTCGTGTAAGAACGTGAAAAACGAGCTGGCAATACGTCGCTTGTGATCCTTTGTGCTGGTACTAATCTGCCGTGCCTGCTCGTAATAGTTCAGACATTCCACCACGTCCTCTCCTGTAATCTCCTGAATTGACTTTCCTACAAACACCAACAAGTCCGTCAGGAATCGCTGGTATTGGTTGACCGTACTGGTCGAGTAATTCTCAAATCGCATCTTCCCCAAGAAAATGTCCAATTCTGGGAAACATAATACATTGGTGCTTAATCCTGTTTCTCGCTTTGCTACCTCGTAGTTCCGGAGCACCGCCGAAAGTGCCCCATCAATAACCTGCAGTGCAGGACGATCCAGTTCATTTGACAGCCTGGCCATCAATTCATCTTTTAGCCTTACTTCATCCAT